TCCAACAACAGCATCGTCTTGACGCCGCTGTCGAGAGCACCGGCAAGACGCCGGTCAATCGTCTCGAAGGAGGCGATCAGCTCTTGGGCTGTTCTGAAGATCCGTGCCGGGTCGGGCGAGTGCCGGGCAAAATCGATCTTGACGGTGAAGTCCGCGGTGTCGGGCTCGTCCATGATCGCCAAATCCCCCCGGCTGGCGCCGCGCCCAGGGGAGACACCTGTCTCCTTGGACGCCGATTCCCCACCTACCTACGGTCGCCTATCTCAACGGCCGGCGCAATGCCGGCGACGGGAACGACCGAAACGATGGCCCAGAAGACCGCCAGCCAGGACCTCAACACCGCGACCGCGCTCGCCGCCGTCGAACTCGACGCCGCGGGCAAGGCCCCGGCCGAAATCCTGCTGCTGCCCGCCGGCGTCGTCCAGACACGCCCCCATGACGGCCGCGCGCCCTGGATCAACGACACGCCCGAGGCCGTTGTCGCCGCCACCGCCGAGCTGCGCGGCGATCTGCCGATCGACTACGAACACCAGGGCGAACACTCCAAGACCAACGGCCAGCCCGCACCGGCGGCCGGCTGGATCAGGGAAGTCTTCGCCCGCGACGGCGCCCTCTGGGGCCGCGTCGAGTGGACGGCCCGCGCCAGGGCGTTCCTGGAAGACCGCGAGTACCGCTTCATCTCTCCCAGCTTTCTGCACGACCGGGCAAGCCGCCGGGTCCTGCGCATCGTCGGGGCTGCCCTGACGAACGACCCGGCCCTTTTCATGCGGGCCATCGCATCAGCAACTCGTGAGGAAACTCCACACATGGATATCAAGGCACTGGCGGCCGCCCTCGGCCTGCCGGAAGACGCAAGCGAGGAGGACATCCTCGCCGCCGCGAAGACCTCCCGCGAGGCCCTCGCCAACGCCGCCAAGGCGGCCGGCCTGGACGCCAGGGCCGACGCCACGGCGCTCACCACCAAGGTCACCGAACTCGCCGCCGCTGCCAGCCAGGCGGGCAAGGAAACCACGGTCGACCCGGCCAAGTTCGTGCCGATGGAGCTGCACCTTGCTACCACGGCCCGGCTCGACAAGGTCGAGAGCGGCCAGGTCGAGGAAAAGGCAACCGCCGCGGTCGATGCCGCGGTCAAGGCGGGCAAGCTCACGCCGGCGACGCGCGAATGGGGCCTGGCACTCGCCAGGAAAGACATGCCCGCGTTCGAAGCCTTCGTCGGCGTTGCTCCCACGGTGCTCAAGGACGGCACCGTCATCCAGGGCGACTCCTCCAAGGCCAAGGACGGCCTCTCCCAGGAGGAGCGTGCGCTCTGCGCCACGCTCGGCCTGACGCATGAGGCCTTCAAGAAATCCCGTGACGAAGACATGGAGGCCGCCCGATGACCGCACTCGACAAGGGCCGCAACACGCCCCAGCGTGACGTTGTCACGATCGAAAAGGGCGTGGCCGAGGCCAAGACCCTCTACGAAGGCGCCCTGGTCTGCCTCAGCGCCACCGGCTACCTGACGCCCGGCGCCGCCGCCACCGGCCTGATCGCCGTGGGCCGCGCCGAGCAGACCGTCGACAACAGCGACGGCGCCGACGGCGATCTCACCTGCCGCGTCCGCACCGGCGTCTTCCGCTGGGCCAACTCGGCCGCGGCCGACGCGATCGCCGACGCCCAGATCGGCGACACCTGCTACGTCGTCGATGACCAGACCGTCGCCAAGACCAGCGGCTCCTCGACCCGCTCGCCCGCCGGCATCGTCGTCGACGTCGATGCCCAGGGCGTCTGGGTCCGCTCCGGCGTCGAGGGCCTCACCGCGCCCGCCGGCGCCCTGGTCGCCGCCAACAATCTCTCCGATGTCGGCACGCCGGCCACGGCCCGTGACAACCTCGGCGTCTTCGAGAGTTTCGCCGACCCGGCCTTCGTCATCGGCGCCGACGCCGGCACCACCATCAACGTCGCCATCCAGCTCAAGGACAGCGCCGGCGACGACCTGGCGGTGCGCGGCAGTCTCTTTGCCTATCTCTCCGATGACGCAAACGGCGACAGCATCGCCGGCACGGCGCCGTCGGGCGGCTGGGCGATCGGCACCGACGGCCTGCTGATCCCGGACGTCACCGGCAAGTCGGCGCGCCTGGTCTCCGAGGCCGACGGCGACATCGACATCACCATCACCGAGGCGGGCGCCGACACCTGGTACCTCGTCCTCGTCATGCCGGACGGCCGCCTGGTCGTTTCCGACGCCATCACCTTCTCCTGAGGAGCCTGAACCACCATGAAGCGTATCTTCATCCTCACCGGCGTGGCGGCCCTCGTGGTCGGCTGTGCTCTTCTGGCCACCCTCGACGGCGCCATGGCTGCCTATACCCCGGACCTATTCCGGGCGGCCGGCGACCTCCCGCCCGAACTGGCCGCGCTCGCCTTCGGCGGCCTGATCGTCAACGAGGGCACGCTGACCAACCTGTTCCGCGGCTTCAAGACCTCGTTCCAGCAGGGCCTGGGCATGACCCCGCCGATGTACGAGCGGGTCGCCACCACCGTGCCCTCCGATACCGGCACGGAGGAATACGGCTGGCTCGGCAAGATGCCCAACGTGCGCGAATGGGTCGGCGACCGCGTCATCCAGAACATCGCCGCCCATGCCTACGCAATCAAGAACAAGGACTTCGAGCTGACCCTGGGCGTCGGCCGCAACGACATCGAGGACGACAAGCTCGGCATCTACGGCCCGCTGTTCCAGCAGATGGGCCAGTCCGTGGCCGCCCATCCCGACCAGCTCGTCTGGCCGCTGCTCAAAGCCGGCTTCGCGACCGCCTGCTACGACGGCCAGTACTACTTCGACACCGACCATCCCGTGCTCGACGCCGACGGTGTCGAAGGCTCCGTTGCCAACACCGATGGCGGCGCCGGTACGCCCTGGTTCCTGATCGACACGAGCAAGGTGTTGAAGCCGATCCTCTACCAGCGCCGCAAGCCCTTCGAGTTCGTCTCGATGACGCGCCCGACCGACAGCAACGTCTTCATGAACAAGCAGTTCATCTACGGCGTCGATGGCCGCTCCAACGTCGGCTACGGCTTCTGGCAGTTCGCCTGGGGCTCCAAGCAGGCGCTCTCCAAGACGACCTACGCCCTGGCCCGCGAGAGCATGATGGCGATGAAGGGCGACTACGGCCGGCCGCTGGGCGTCATGCCCAATCTGCTGATCGTGCCGCCCGCGCTCGAAAGCGAGGCGCTGGAGATCCTCAACGCCGAACGTGACGCCGCCGGCGCCACCAACGTCTACAAGAGCACCGCCGAGCTTCTCGTCGTTCCCTGGCTGGCGTGAGGGAGGCCGGCATGACGCAGATCCTGCGCATCACGTCGCGGCGAGCGGGTTTTCGCCGCGGCGGCGTCTCTCACCCGGCTGCGGCCACCGACCACGTCCGCGATGGCTTCACCGACGAGGAGATCGACCAGCTCAAGGCCGAGCCCATGCTGATCGTCGAGGAGGTCGAGGTCGGCATCAAGACGCCCAAGGCCGCCAGCAAGGCCGACGATCGCCCGGCCTCCGCTGGCGCCAAGGCGCCGGAACCCAGCCGCGAGGACATCATCCGCGCGGCCATGCAGGGCTTCAACGCCGAGACCCAGCCGGACTGCTTCACCGGCACGGGGAAGCCCAAGACCGAGATCCTCCAGGAGGTGACCGGCCTGGAGAACATCACGGCCAAGGAACGCGACACCCTCTGGGCTGAGGTCCAGGCCAAAGGCTGACACCAGGCCCGCGCCGCCTCGGCGCTGGCCGCCAAGTGATACCCGGGGCCGTATGGCGATCGCAGGACGGCAGGCGATCGCACAGGCCAAACCAGAAGACCCGGCGCCGCCGTCCCGGCACCGGTCCCTTCCAGAAACGCCATGACCTACGCCACCCAGACCAACCTGATCGACCGCTACGGCTCCGACGTGCTCCTCGAGCTCGCCGACCGCGACGGCGACAGTGTGGTCGAGGCGGCGATCGTCGATCGGGCGCTGGCCGATGCCGACGCGGTGGTCGATTCCTATATCGCCCGCAAGTACCAGCTCCCTCTGGCGACGACCCCGCCGGTGCTCACCACCTACGCCGCCCAGATCGCCTTCTATTTCCTGCATCGCGACCGCCCGACCGAGGACGCGCGCAAGGACTACAAGGACGCCCTGGCCTGGCTCGGCGATGTCAGCGCCGGCCGCGCCGAACTCGACGTCGCCGGCAGCGAACCCGCCACCGCCTCGGACGGCCTGGAAACCTCCGGCCCCGAGCGCGTCTTCAGCCGCACCACCATGACGGGCTTCTGATGGCCGCCCGGATCGAGATCACCGTCCAGGACGCCGGCGTCCAGGCAGCCTTTGCCGGGCTGCTCGCCGCTGGCGGTGACGTGACGCCGGCGATGGACGACATCGGCTCGGCCATGGTCTCCGCCACCATTTCCCGGTTCGAGCGCGAGACTGGACCGGACGGCATTCCCTGGAAGCCGTCGATCCGCGCGCGCCAGTCGGGCGGTCAGACCCTCACCGACCAGGCCCACCTGCGGAACTCGATCACGCACCGCGCCTCGCCCGACAGTGTCGAGTGGGGCACCAACAGGATCTACGCCGGCACCCATCAGTTCGGCGCCATCATTCGCGCCAAGAACGGCGGCAAGCTCACCTTCCGTATCGGTGGCCGCTGGGTCAGCAAGAAGCAGGTCACCATTCCGGCACGCCCGTTCCTGGGCGTCGACGACGGCGACAGCACCGAGATCCTCGCCATCATCGCCGATCACCTCCAGGAGGGCATCGATGCTCGCTGAGGTACAGGCGCGCCTGGTCGCCCAGGTCACGGCATTCGAGCTGGTCGACGACGCGGCGAGCTTCGCCACGGTGTCGGCCAAACCGGCCAAGAGCCCGGCCGCCTTTGTCGTGCCCGTTGCCGACCAGGCCAAAGCCAACGCGCTGGTCAGCCTGGTCAGCCAGGAGCTGACCGACCGCTTCGGCGTCGTGATCGCCACCTCCAACCGCCGTGAGCGCCATTCGGGCGCCGCCGCGCGCGACATCGAGAGTCTGGTCCAGGCAACGCGCCAGGCGCTGATCGGCTGGGTCCCGGCCGCCGGCTACGACCCCGTCGAATACGCCAGCGGCAGCATGGTCCATGCCGACCAGGGCTTTGTCTGGTGGCTCTCCGAGTTTGTCACCCGTTCCACCATCCGTTCGAGCTGAGGAGAAGGTCATGAGGGAAGGCGGTCGCTACGTCGTCAAGGACGGCAAGACCGAACGCGTCGAGGGCACGCAACCGCGCACCGCGGCGAACCCCGCCGCGCAGGGCGAAGGCACGCGCAAACCCGCCAGGAAGGCCGCGCCCTCGGCGCCGGTCGCCGAACCCGCAACCAAACACAAGGAGGAATAGGCCATGCGCTTCCGCGAGAAGGCCCTGGCCGTCAAGATGGAGACGGTCTACGGCACCGACCCCACGCCGGCGATCGGCACCAACGACATCCTTGTCATGAAGGACATGGAGGTGACGCCGATCGAGCAGGACGAGGTCCGCCGCGATGTCGTCAAGGCCTACAAGGGCCAGGACGCCATCCTGCCGACCAACGCCAAGGCGCGCATCCGCGGCGCCGTCGAGCTGGCGGGCTCGGGTACCGCCGGCGATGCCGCACCCTATGGCAGCTTGCTGCGTGCCTGCGGCCTTGCCGAAACCCTGGTATCGGAGACCAGCGCGGCCTACGAGCCGGTCTCGACCGCCGAGGAATCGGCCGCGGCATACTTCTACCGCGGTGCCAACCTGCACAAGCTGCTGGGCATGCGCGGCGACGTCTCGCTGCAGTTCCAGGCCGGTCAGATCCCGCGCTTCAACTTCGACATGCTGGGCCTCTACAGCCCGGTCACCAACGCCACCTTCCCGACCACGATGGATTACGACGCCTTCGTTGCGCCGCTCCATGCCAACGACGCCAACACGACGTTCAGCCTGTTCGGCCTCAGCGCCGTGCTCGAAAGCCTCACCCTCAATCTGGGCAACCAGGTCGCCGAGCGAAGCCTGGTCAACAGCCGCACGATCGAGCTTCCCGATCGCGCGTCCACCGGCGAGGCCGTGATCGAAGTCCCCGCAATCGGCACCAAGGACTATTTCGGCATCCTGGTCGCCGGCACCACCGGTGTCCTGTCGGCCGTCCACGGCACCGTAGCCGGCAACATCGTCACGCTCGGTTGCCCGGCGGTGCAGCTCAACGGCCAGCCCAGCTACAGCGAAAACAACGGCATCCTGCACATGCGCCTGCCGTTCATCCTGCTGCCCGACGAAGGCGACGACGAGATCGCCATCACCCTGACCTGATCACCGGCGGCGCTGCGTACCTGCGGCGCCGCCGAACCCGCTTTGAAGGAGGTTCAACGACGTGTTCAAGCTGGCACAGGAATCAAGGTTCTGGTGGCGCACGGAGATCCACGTGCCCGCCGGCGACACCAAGACGGTTGTCCACTGCGATATCGAGTTCCGTACCGGCGCCGACGAAGACAAGGCCGTCCTGGAGCGTTTCGCAACCGGCAAGCTCCCCGAGATTGACTGGATCAAAAGCAAGATCGCCGGCTGGAAGGACGTCGGCGACGACGACGGCAACCCGCTGGCGTTCAGCGAGGAGAACCTCACCCGCTTCCTGGCTGTCGACTACGTCCGCCATTCGCTCGTGAACGGTTATCTCAAGGCGACCAACGGTCTGGCTCACACTCGAAAAAACTGACCGGCGCCGCCCGGCACTGGGCCCAGGGCGGCCGGTCGGCGCGAGACGAGGATGACGAAGAGCTGGAAGCCGATCTGCGCCGCATGGGCATGGCGCAGACCACGATCGACACCTTGCCCGGACCAGATGAGCCCTACGCCGTCTGGCCCGAGAACTGGGACGCCGTCCGCCTCTTCCTGGCTTGCGGAACCCAGTGGCGCTTCGCCGGCATGGCGGGCATGCCCACGGGCCTTGACTACGCCGGCCTGCAGGTGACCGCCGGGGCGATGGATCTGAAGCTGGAGCAAAGCCTCTTCGGCAAGATCAGGACGATGGAAGGCGAGGCCCTCGCGGCCTTCGCGGAGAAGCGCAGATGACCGATCTCGATCTCACCGTAAGACTCAAGGCCGATAACACCGGTCTGGTCGGCGAGGTGCGGGTATCGCGCGAGGAAATCGACCGCCTCGGCAAGGAGATCGGCCAGTCCGGCCAGCAGGCCCGCACCGCCGCCGCCGGCATCGACCGCTACGGCCGCGAGGTCGACCGCGCCGGCCGGGAAACCCGTCAGCTTACCGATCAGAACCGCCGGCTGGCCCAGGGCTACGGCCAGGTCCGCGCGGCGATCGCCGCGGTCGGCATCACCGTGCTCGCCCGTGAGTTCGTCCAGGTGGCCGACACCGCCACGCTCCTGCACTCCCGCCTGAAGCTGGTGACGGACGGTGAAGAGGATCTGATCGCCACGGAGCGCGATCTCTTCCAGGTCGCCCAGGACACACGCTCTGCCTACGAAGCCACCGTCACGCTTTACACGCGCGTGGCGCGTTCCACCGAGGAGCTCGGGAAGTCGCAACAGGATCTCTTCCTGTTCACCACGGCCACCAACCAGGCCATCCAGGTTGGCGGTAACAACGCCACCGAAGCCGCGGCCGGCGTCATCCAGCTCGGCCAGGCTCTGGCGTCCGGGGAGCTCCGCGGCGAGGAACTGCGCTCGGTCATGGAGCAAATGCCGCGCCTGGCGCGCGCGATCGCCGACGGTCTCGGCGTGACGATCGGCGAGCTGCGCTCCCTGGCCGAGGCCGGCGAACTCACGTCCGAACGCATCTTCAACGCCGTGACCAGCCAGGCCGAGCAGCTCCAGTCCGAGTTCAAACAGCTGGAACGCACCGTCGGCGGCGCCATGCAGCAACTCCGAAACGATATGCTGCTGGCGGTCTCCGGCGCCGATGATATGGGCGGCGCGACCGACGCATTGGTCGCGTCGATCGACGACATGCGCGAGATCGTCAAGGACCCGGAGTTCCACGCGGGGCTCGCTGCCGTGTCTTCGTTCCTCGCCAATGGCATCGGGTTCGCGGTGCGCAATGCCGATGCTATCGGCCTGGTCGTCGGAGCCTACGGGACCGCCAAAGTCGCGACCGTCGCCTGGACCGGGGCGCAAGCGGCACTCAACTTCGCCATGCGGGCCAACCCGATCGGCCTGGTGATTACGGCCGTTGGTCTACTGGCGGCGGGTATCTACGCACTGACCGGCGGGTTCGACGACTCCACCGAAGCTCAAGAGGACTACAACCGGCTGCTTGACGAGGGCCGGCGGCGCGCCAAGGCCGCTCGCGAGGAGGTCGAGGAACACACGACGGCGATCGAGCAGAACACACTGGCGCTTCGGCTGGGTACCAAGGCACTGCTTGAACAGGAGCTAATCCAAGTGCAGGCCGCGCTGGATCTCCGCAATCGAGCCCTGGGGAACCTGCCCGAACCGGACCCCGACAACCCCTACATTTCCGGATCGGCATACGAAT